ACTAGCATATTAAACCTCAAGATCAGGGTGGAAACGCTTTACATCCTCAAGAGTTTCATAATGGCTCTTGAGGCAAGTCTCGCCAAGTCCAACATAGACATTGTAGGTATAAACGGTGTATTCACCATTCTCTTCGATCTCTAGTACTTCTTCCATAACAACCTCTGTTTTCTCATCATACCCTATAATACCATACGCAGAGGGATATGTCAAGGGAAATCGTCATCGCTAAGTCATTGATTCTAAAGGAAACTCAAAAAAAGTTACCCACCAGCAAGGCCAGGAGCTTGGGGATAGGTATCATTAGTTATAACCATGTAATTATCATCCCAATCAAATGCCTCTTTGACCACGTTCTCAGACAGGCCCTTATATTTTTGGTGTAAAACTTTGTCCTTCGCTGCAACAAGAATATCAGCTTCATCTGGATGTAGACTCTCCAACAACCCAACAAACATTATCTCACGTTTGTTTTGCGTTAATGTAGGATTACCGCCCTCAATATAATGATATAACTTACGAGCTTCATATGAAAGATTGTTATGCTCCGTGCCTTCTGGTGCCTCATTTGGCTTATAAGGAACCTCGCCTTCTGGAAGAGCCCATTTGATTTTGGGGTCAAATGAAGACTTAATCACCATACGGAGCGAGTCCGTTTGATACTGCCTTAGAAAGGCAACCTTGTCTTTTTTTGATTTGAGTTTTGATACCTTATCAAAAATCTCTGCGAAACTTAAAGTGTATGTGTCTATTGCCATTAGAATTCTCCTATCGATTCAACGAGACTGCGTAACCTCTTCTGTGTAAAATAATTTAGTAGTTTGCTACGGTTGCCTTCTGGTGCATCCTGATATTCCTTGAGGATTTCTACAAACAACTCATGTGGCGATTCCTTCAGATCAATCAGTTTCTTGTTCCTCTGATAATTGCGCTTGACCTCATCGTTAGGAAATTCTCCAGTAACCATAGTCTGAATTTTTTTCCTACTCAGGGGTTTTTGTCGAATGCCCTCTACAAAGGTATTGTCTGGAGATAGCACGTTAGGAATACCGTCACTGCTGTCGCCCTTCAGAACGTGTTCATCCAGATAAATGTGAGGATCAATACCATTAACAAATTTCTTGGTGATTGGGCTGTACTGTGTGACGTTGCGATATTTCTGTAACTGGATAAAATCCTTGTCCCCCGACAGGATCAACGTCTTCCCGTTGTCAAACTCCAACTCGCCACATAGTGCAGCAATAATGTCATCTGCTTCAGCGCCATAGACCTCTAGATGTTTGTAAGGGAAGAACTCTTTTAACTCTGCTTTGATTGCATTCAGCACTTCGAAGATGGCATCCCAATCTTTATTATCGGATTCTCTGCTCTTCTTGCGACTATATTTATACTCAGGGTAATAATCTCGCCGCCAATAGTGTTTGGAGTCATAACAAAGAACCAGTTCACCGTATTCATTAACAAATCGTGAACGATACATGCGTAGGGAATTGAGGATCATATGGCGAACCATATCCTCATCGGGCTTGGTCTGTTTGGTTATATGCAGATGCATCATTACGGATGCAACTGAAATCTGGTTCATATCAACTAATATCATAATTATTCTTTCGTTCTATTTAGTAATCACTGTAGCATTGAAACTCATCATACGCCGTTCACCTTCAACTGAGAATGGATATACCAGATGTTTCAACCAAGCTGGAAATACTAGGAACTTACCCACCTCTGGTTTGAATTTTAGATTGTCACACCGAAACGACTGAGCCTCACCAAACCCAAATTCGATCAATCCCTTTGCTGGATAGTGATCCTTAAAATCTTCTTCCCACTCATCATTCATTCCTTCTGGAACCTTGAGATAGATACCAGCAGAGAAATCAGCATTGTGGTGGTGAAAAGGATTAAAGTCACCGGCATACTGACTAACCACCCAACTTTGAGTAAGATGAATGTTAGCTAAAGTTGGTTCTGTTCCAGTGGCAAATCGAGTCCAAGGATTATTTCTCTTGTGTTCAATCATATAATTTAGATAGTCTAGGCATCCCTGTTTCATTGTCTTGAACAGAAATATCCTATCATCCTTATCAGCAACAGGAATTTGAATTTCTTTAGTTACTTTTCCCACAAGTTTGTGTGACCAATCCCACTTCTTACTCTTTGCATCACTAGATAAAATATCATCAGCAACCTCGTTAACAACGCGAACAAACCTATCTGGAACCGTTGTCTCTAGGATTGTTGGACTGAATGGTTCATGAAACTTCTGGGTCATCATCCTCATCATCTTCTTCTAATATATTAGCAAGCTTAATAATAATGTCAAAATCAACTTCTGTTTCAATAGTATTATCTAGCTGAATCGTGATATCAACAAACTCTTCCATGAACTTATGAGCTGGATGCATCAGTCCCAAGTCTCTGTAAATAGAACCCTGCACCAACTCAATAACCATCGCCATATCACGAATGAAAGAATTTTCAGAAATATCTATACCGTTCTCGCCCATCGTATGTATCATCTGCACAATCAGGCTTTCAGAGAGCTCTCCAGCAAACCCAATCTTCTGTTGGACGGCAAGAATATCCTTATCAGGAAGCTTTACTTGTCTTCGGCCTTTTGCTAGCCACGGGCCCTTTATCACGTTCTCTGACGCGGGCGGCTCTTGATCGTTCATATTCATTATCCTCTTCAAGCATTTCTTGTGTATAAGTACATCCCATGTCTGGGTAAAAAGTTCCTACGTCTCTTTTTGGTTCGCCCTTCTTGGGTCCATACCAGTAATATCCTAACGCATAGCAACGATTACGAATCTGACCTTGTTGTTGATCACCATAGAACATATCAACCCAATCGCCATCACGAAGATATCTTTGCATATTGCGAATGTATCCTTCATGGCTAGAAAGTCTTGCGTCTGCGCCTTTGACCTTCTGTCGGACAGCGGCACGTTCAGACTTTGCATATTCTTGTTGAACCTTGATCCACTGTTTGACCTTCATAGGATTTAGCTGGTGATCATCGGGTAAGTTACGCAAACTCTCATGAATACCAGATTTACCATAATCAGGATTCTTTGCGGCTCTTACTTCTCTCGCCTTTGCAAGGCGTTCTGATGCTGCAACCTTCTGCTCCTCAGACATAGGTTTGCGAGGTTTGCGAACCTTTTTCTTAGGTGCTTCCCACTTACTGTTGTCTGTAGTAACAGTTATTTTCTTTCGTGCCATTAGATCAATATCCTTTTTCTGTTATTAATTTTGCAGCTTCTTTTTTTGCTCGACGTTTTGCAGCTGCAATAGAATATCTGCGTTTTTCACCCCTAGAAACATAGTGTTCCCGTTCTCTTAACTCATTGAATAAACCACTTTCCAATAACTTCTTTTTCATAATACGCAATGCCTGATCGATATTATTATTCCTCACTTCAATCGCGTTTCTGTCACTTTTAATATGTTTCATTTTATATTTCCTTTTCTTCAGAATAATATGTATTTTTTAACTCAAATAAGTCAATGCACTTTTGGCATCCATTGCATGGTTTTGACAAACCAGTAATCCACCTTTTGTTATTCTTATCCCTCTTAGCCCTTACAATATATAGTTCGCATTTCGACAAATCATCCACATCGATAATCTGCAATGCGTTTTTGATTGCGTGAATTTCTGCATGAAAAAACACGGCATGAGCGTTCTTGCAGAACTTAGCTTGAAAGGGGTGCGACTTTTTATGATTGTATCCGTAAGATACAACTTTACCTTTGCGAACCACAGAGGCAGCAATTCTTGCGCCACGAACAGGTTCTATTGACTGTGCAAGTTTGAAGATTTCATCGAATATCTCAGTATTCATGATTATAATTATATACTAGTTTTTATAATTTGTCAAGGGGTTTTAGTGACATTCACCAAACTGCCTTACGAACCATCCGACACTCATGACGCATTACGGTGTAATAATCACCGTAGTGATCCCGACGTAAATGCGGGACACGATCACAAACCTCAACCCACCGATAGCGGCGGTGATTACGGCGATGATGCCGAGCTATGTCGCGTCTTACATGACGGTGATGCCGGACAGTATTACCATGACTGTTATTACTAATTATAACACCCAGCACTGTCCCAAATATCATAGGACCAATCCAATTATTTCCACCACCATGGCGACCACCCGCCTCTGCAATAGCAGGGACAAGCAACATTGCTGTGGCGGCGCATATGATTAAAAACTTCTTCATAACTTTCTCCTTATTTCTCATCATACCCTATACTACCACACGGATTCAGATAAGTCAATAGAATAATGGACCCTAATGTCATTTTTTTATATTTCACGCCCTCTTTACCTTCTTTGTCAACTTCTTTGATTCCCTCAGAGCCTTTGCAATCAACTCTGATACAGGAATAAGTTCCTTGTCGCCATCCTTATCTAATCCAGTGGCAATAAAACCATCTTTTTCTAGAGCTTCTAACAAAGATGCAATAATATTTTCAACCATATTCTTGCCGGAAACGTATTTCCCGGCATAGTATGCGGCCGCGAGGCATCCTGTCGCAATCATTGTGTGTATATAAGTGTCCATTAAAACTATTTATCTCTGTAATTTTCCATCTATATACAGTATATACCATGTAAGAAGATTTGTCAAGGATTAAATTCACTAAATTTCATATAAAAAAACTGACGAACATGCCAACAATAAATCCTATAATAAAGGATAATGCACAATGTTTTAACATATCGCTATCATACCATAACGGTACATTTTTAAAATATTTGTCTGACGCCTTATGCCCTGTCTTCATTGAAAAATAATTTCTTGACATAATTTACTCCTTTGGTTTATAAATGGTCACCAGCTCTTCTTTACCCTTTACCTTAATTTTATCTAACTCTACACCTCTCAAATCCTCCGGTAATTGTTCCATTGTATAAGAGGAAAATATCGTGTTGACTATACCTCCACTGTCTTTCTGGTAATTACGAGTTGCAGCTTCTAGCCTAGCTGCAAGGTTGACCGCATCACCAATCACAGAGTAATCAAATCGGGAGTCACTTCCCATGTTACCCACAATACATGTTCCAGTATTCACGCCGCTTCCTATGTTAATCTCTGGTAGTCCCTTATCCATGAACGACTGCTTCAACGCCTCTGTCTCTATCGCGCATTCAATAGAAGTCTTAACTGCCATCTCTGCATGATTCTCACAATCCAATGGTGCGTTCCAGAAGGCCATGATACAATCACCCATATATTTATCTACTGTCCCGCCGTTTTTCAGCACAATCTTGGTCATGCGATTGAGGTAGTCGTTGATGCACTCAACTAATCCCTCTGGGTCATCGTTGTTCTTGTAATGCTCAGAGATAGGCGTGAATCCTACTATGTCCATGAATAGGAAGCTCATCTCTCTGCGTTCACCACCTAACTTGAGCAGTTCAGGATTCTTCTGCAATCTCTTAACCATCTCTGGTGCGAGGTAATGCTCAAACTGCTTCTTGATTTGTAAACGCAGCCTCAGTTCTTCCATGAACCGTAGGAATGCTGCAATAGCCCAAACCACAAACATGGTGAGAACAGGATAAGACCAATCTACCAGATAGCTATATTCAGTGAACAGGTATGCTGAACCATAGAACGAACCCGCAAGAAACAATGGTAATAATATCGCTCCAAACCACCATGTGAGTGTGAGAATAACCACCGTCAGAATTAATGCACCCACGCCACTGACCGCTAATTCAGCAAGATTAGTCCAAAATGGGCGAGTTATATTTCGTCCTGTCATCATGGTAGCAAGTGATGCACCTATAAGATCATGGGATTGTATGACCCCTACAGGAGTTGCTACAGGACTTTCTAGACCAGAAGCAGTCATACTCAGTATAACAATCTTACCCGTCAAGTCTGGCAATTTATCATGTAGTGGATATGTCTTTGTTCTCCACTGAAAATCCAACCATATGTTACCATTAGCATCTGTGTCAATCATCTTATACTTTGGTATGCGTAACTTTTCTACACCAGCAATACCCGTCTTCATCTGAAACGATATATCGCCCGAAGCCATGCGTAGAATTTCCATACTCATTGAAGGATACAATACACCATTAACTGATACTACCAAAGGCATACGTCTAACTACGCCATCTGCTT